TAATCCTAGTCTAGAAATACAAACTACAGACAATTACATTGATTGGACAAGTTTAAGTGTAGTAAATTTAGAAAGTGTTACCTTTAGTAGTAGAAATATTCCTGTAGGTGTTGATAGTGAAATTGATGTTGCTAATATGGTTTTTAGTACACCCATTTACTTGTCGCCGCCGATCAAAGTTAAAAGACTTGGTGTTATTACAAATATCATTACAAGCATCTTTAATGAAGATACGGGTACTATTGACTTAGGTATGAGTATGCCTGAGCTAAATGCATATGACGATAGCATTGTTCCGGGTGGAAAATATGTTGACGGTAAGATTAGTTCTCAAACATCTGTAGCTGAACAAACTGCAAATACTACATATCAAGATTTTGGTTTATATATTACAGGCACAATAGCACAATTAGTTAGCGGCGGGCGTGTAGGACAAACAAACTGGCGTAATGTTACAAACGTGTATCCTGGACAATATCAAGATGATATCAGTAGAATTTATATCAGACGACTAGACGAAAATAGAGATATTACCGGTACAGTAAGTATAAATCCAACTGACGAAACACAATTAATTATTAACTGGGACACTGATACTTTCCCTAGTAATACTATTATAGAAGGACCGTCAAGACAAAATTCGCAATGGACCACAATAGACTATATTGTTGATCCGCAAAAAACTAATCCTATTACAGAAAATATGCGCGGACTAGGGTCTCGTATATTGCTGTTAAATGATATCGGAGATGATGCAAACGGTGACTTTGGTCCTAAGGCATGGGATGGTAATTTTCAATTTTCAGATCTTGTAGCAGGTAAAGACGATATTGTAGAATGGGACGGAAATCAGTGGCGAGTTGTATTTGATGCCAGTGAAAATAAACTGATATACAACGACGAAATACAAAAAATTATCTATGTTACTAACTTAAAAACAGGAATTCAGTACCGCTGGGATGGCAATGATTGGCTACTTTCAGTAGAAGGATTGTATCCAAACGGCACCTGGCGTATGAGTCTAAATGGCTAATTATTTTTATGGACAAGATAATTTGCAGTGGTACTCTCTTCTATAGCCTTGCTACAAACAGGTACCTTCTTCTTTATAGAGCTAACGGTAAAAAGAACAAACAATGGGGATTAGTTGGAGGCACTAACGAAGGCGCCGAAACTCCCTGGGAAGCTCTCAAACGAGAAATTAAAGAAGAAATAGGATTTTTACCAGAAATTAAAAAGACAGTTCCTTTAGAAACTTTTATATCCACTGATCAAAAGTTTTTATTTCACACTTATCTTTGTGCTATTAAAGACGAATTCATTCCTAAACTAAACGGTGAACATGACGGATATGCTTGGGTAGCATCAGGAGCCTGGCCTAAACCTTTACATCAAGGATTACGCAATACTCTTAACAGCAAAGTCAATCAAAATAAACTAGAAACTCTTACAAAAGTTCTTGATTTATTAACCTAAGTGTAGTATAATAAAAATATGAAAGTTTTAGTTATTGGTGATATAATAATCGACAAATATATTTACGGAACAAGCACACGCTTGAGTCCAGAAGCACCTGTGCCTGTAGTTACACAAGAACGCACTATAGAAACACAAGGTGGTGCAGGACTTGTTTACGAAAATTTAAAAAGTTTAGGTGTAAATGTATCATTGTTTGATTATGATCAACCTAAAAGCATTAAAACAAGAGTCATGTGTGATGGTCATTATATCACACGCATTGACAATGATTACTATGCTGACGGATATGAAGTTTTAGAGGAACTACAAGATTTTCCATTTGACAAATACGACTATGTAATATTAAGTGATTACAATAAAGGCGTATTAGATTTTGCTGAACAAATTATACAACTAGCAAACGAAGCAGGGTGCCGTGTTATTGTAGATCCTAAACGTCACGCAAGTTGCTATGAAGGTGCTTGGCTAGTAAAACCTAATAACAAAGAATTTAAAGAATTAGGATTTGCTGATTGGAATAGCAATTTTATTGTAACTAATGCAGGCGATAATGTTATCGGAAATATAGATAACATTATGTATAACGTATCTGTAGAACGTGTTGAAGTATCAGATGTTACAGGCGCAGGCGATTGTTTCTTGGCGGCATTTGTTTATGCACTCACTAAAGAATACGATTATCAAAAAGCATTAGAGCTTGCTATTAGAGGTTCAACAGAATCAGTTAAGCACGTAGGCACATACATTCTTACAGAAAAAGATTTACAAAAACGTGTAGTGTTTACTAACGGATGCTTTGATGTATTGCACAAAGGACACCTTGTACTGCTTAAAGAAGCTCGTAAATTAGGTGATAAATTAATTGTAGGTCTTAATAGCGATGACAGCGTAAGACGCTTAAAAGGCGCTCTAAGACCGTTTAACGATGTAAAAACACGCATGGAACAATTATTGTTAATCCCATACGTAGACGAAGTAGTTATATTTGATGAAGATACACCTTACGAACTTATTAAAGAAATAAAACCTGACTTAATTGTTAAAGGTGGTGATTATACTGTAGAAGAAATTGTAGGACACGATCTAGCACCAGTACATATTGTTCCTACAATCAAAGGTTACAGTACAACAAAGATATTAGAGGCAAGCAAATGAATTTATTAGTAACAGGTTGCAAAGGATTTATCGGGCAAAATGTTGTAAACTATTTTGTCGATCAAGGACACACAGTAGCAGAATACGATTATATCGAAAATGTAATTCCTGATTGTAGCCCTTTTGACTATGTTATCCATTTAGGAGCAATTAGTTCAACTACTGAGAGAAATGTAGAATCTGTTCTTGCACATAACTTAGATTTTAGTCATAGGTTATTACAAGTTTGTGAAATGCAAGGCGTAAATTTTATGTATGCATCTAGTGCAAGTGTATATGGAGATACTGGGGTATTTAAAGAGTACGGTCCGATATATCCGCAAAGTGCATATGCATGGAGCAAATACTTATTTGACAGAACCATCAATATGGTCGACAAAGATCAATGGCAATGTAAAATTCAAGGGTTTAGATTTTTTAATGTTTATGGAGAACATGAAGAACACAAAGGTGATCAAATGAGTGTATTTCATAAATTTAAAAAACAAGCAATCGAAACAGGAAAAGTAAATCCTTTTGAAAATAGCGAAGAATATTTAAGAGACTTTATCTATGTAGGAGATGTTTGCAAAATTATTGAAAAGTTTTTTGATGTTGAAGATACAGGTATTTGGAATGTTGGTACTGGGACTCCAAGAAGTTTCCAAAGTATTGCAGATGCCGTAGCAGAAAAATATAATGCAACTATTGAACCTATTCCAATGCCGGATATTTTAAAACAACAATATCAAAAATATACATGTAGTGATAACACTAGGTTACTAAAAGCTATCGGTGACTTTAAATTTACAACTCCTGAAGAATGGATTGCTAATGGATTATAATTTCCAATTACATCAGTTGTTTCCTGTACCTGTAGCAACACTACAGATGCCTAAACTTAGCAGTGAAACAAAAGATAAACTAATAAACTACAAAGAAATAGTACAACGGCCTAATGGCAACAACGCAAATGATCGTCTAGAAGTTTTAGAAGACTTTCCAGATGTGAAAGAACTGATCACTAACGAAGTTAATAAGTTTGTACATAGTGTATTAGGTTATAGCAGTAAAATTAAGTTTGATATGACTAACAGCTGGATTAGTAAACAACCTCCGGGTGAACAAGTTTTTATGCATAATCATGCAAATAGTCTTGTAAGTGCTGTATATTATTTACGTACTCCTCCAAACTGTGGTAGATTAATTATGCATAGAAGAAAACACTATGATAATATGTTTAGTGAAACTGTAGAAATTCCTGTAGACAATTATACACCAGTGAATGCAGGTGGTTGGCCTTTTGATGTTCAAGAAGATATGTTAATTATTTTTCCTAGTAACATGGAACATAGTGTTGAACCTAATAATAGTAATGAAGATCGTTATAGCCTTGCAACAAACTTTTTTGCATTTGGAACATTTGGTTATGACAATGTAAAACAATTGGAGATTAAACAATGGAAAGACTAAGAGGAAAAGTTGATAAAGGTTGGGGATACGAAGTTATCTGGGCAACTAACGACAAATATTGCGGTAAAATTTTATTCTTTGAAAAGAAAGGCGCAAAATTTAGTATGCACTTTCATAGAGAAAAAGACGAAACATGGTTTGTAAACAGCGGCAGTTTCGTAGTACGCTGGATCGATACAAAAACTGCTACACTGTTCAGTCAAAATCTTACAGAAGGAATGACTTGGCACAATCCGCCTTTGCAACCGCATCAACTAGAAGCCCTAGAAGATAACAGTAGTATTACTGAAGTTAGTACACCCGATAGTGTTGAAGACAATTATAGAATTATTCCAGGTGACAGCCAAGCAGACATTACAGCAAAACTAAAAGAGATTCAAAATGAGCAACCCGAGAATAGTATGGAGTGATGATGTTAACATCGACTTTTACAAACCCGATTATATTGCACCCAAGTGTGTAATTGGGTTAGATAGAGACGGTGTCATCAATGTAGACATAGGAGATTATGTTTACAAAAAAGACGACTGGACTTTTGAAGAAGGAAGTCTTGATGCTATTGTTAAGTTACGCAGATTGGGACATAAAATTGTAATTATTACTAACCAAGGCGGAATTGAAAAGGGCATTTATACTCAAGAAGATGTTGACAAACTTCATATGTATATGCTAGAAGAGTTTGGCAAGGCAGGTTGTCCTAGTATTGACGGACTATACTATAGTGCATCAAGTGCAAAAAATGATATGTATGCAAAGCCAAACACAGGAATGTTTAAGCGTTGTGAAAAAGAAGTACCACATGTTAAATTCTCTAAGGGTTATTATGTAGGCGATCGTATTCGTGATCTTAAAGCCGCTATGAAAATGGGTGCAAGGCCTGTACTTGTGCGTACAGGACACGGCAAAGAAACTGAAGAATTATTAAAGAAAAGATTTACATATCAGAAACTTAGAAAGGCAACAAAAGTGTTTGATAATTTAGCGGCTTTTGTTGATAGTTTAGATGATAATAGTTAAGGATGACTGGATTAGTCAAGAGCTACAAGATTATTTACACTTAGTAGTGTTTGGTAACGAAAACATAAATGCTATGTTGCCTTTGCAATGTAAGGTAGAACCAACAGCATTTGACGGAGAAAATCCGTTGCCTGTTAGTTTCCAACATGTTTTTATGAGTAGTACAAGTCATTCCGAATGGTATGGCAACTTTAGTAAAATACCTCAGATTGTGTGTGGTAAAATTAATGCTGAACTTATACAAATACTAGCCGCAAGGCTTTTTATTACTGTGCCGCATAGAACTAAATTAGAACACTATGCACCTCACACTGACCGTCCGGAACCTCATTTAGGTTTGATCTATTATGTAAACGATTCAGACGGAGATACTCTTTTCTTTGAAGATAAAAGCATGGAAAATAATTGGCAGCCAAAAGTTATAGAACGTGTATCTCCTAAAAAAGGCAGGATTGTTTTGTTTGACGGAAGTCATTTACATGCAGGAGGGTATCCTACGAATACACCTCGTTGCATTGTAAATTATAATATTGTAGCAGAACGTTAAGCCTGCGCTTCGCCCCATCTTAGAATCAAGTTAGCTGTAACATTAGAGCCTTCTGTTTTGTAGATGTTAATTGCAAGAACATCTGGTCCATTCGGGAATGTACCTCTACCACCTAGTGTAGTATTTGTAAGTTCTTTCAATTCTCCCAAATCTAGGGAGGCACGCTCGCCTGGTTGAGCAATAAACGAAAGTACTGTTTCGCCTGGTTGTCCGTACGCCGCTGATATAAATTCAAGTGTAATTGTACCGCTACCCTGTGTCAATGTTCCGACTGCCGCGTTATTGAAATCAATTCTATAATATTCAGTACCTGCAAATTCCTCCAATTTAATGTTACTGATAATAGTGTTTGCTGGCCAACTTGGGTTACTACTTGTTGATGAAACTGATGTTCCGTTAGATCCGCCACTTGCTTCCCAGCTTGCCTTTGTAATAAATGCATATGGTGCATCTTGTAAATCAACGTGTGAGCTAATAGTAAATGCGTTTGCAGTATTTGTATTGATATTACCTGTAATTGTTTGAGATAAACGGAACCATCCAAAGTTACCTGTTGCATCAATTCTAGCATCAATAATAGTTGTATTCGCTCTAATTCTATTTCCAGTAATAAGTTTACCAATAACAAGGTCAGTATCGTTACTACCAAATGTGTTTCTATAATCTATAGCACTTACGTTTACATATTCTGAATTGTTTCCTGGACGCCAAGAATTGCCTGAATCTAATATCGCATTAATTGTAGATTGAGCAGTTAGTGTACTAGTTGTAGCCGATGCACCTGTAGACCATGTAATACCACTACCTGATGCAACTTGAGCAAAACTAGGTTGTCCACCTTGTGCAAGTGTACTTAGACCTGACCAACTAATCAAGTTCGGGTTTTTAGGATAGTTTTGAGGATTTAGAATCCCCTCAACAACAATAGCACCTGTACCTGTGTCCGATGTCACTTCCAAACTCTGTAGTAGCAACTGTGCTCTGTTTAATAGTTCTCTATCTCCTAGGTCTCCTGGAATAGCATTACTTACACTTGGTGCTAGACGAATCATAAATGCTGTTTGTCTAGTATTACTTACATCAATACCTTGTTCAGTGTATGAGAAAATATAACCACGATCTTCATCGAAGCCGCCATCTGTTAGGAATGCACTACCCCAATGACTAATAATTGGTGTACAAGTATTACTCACAAGTACTACACCAGTTCGTGCTGTATGTGCTACTGCGTCTCCTGCTGTATATGTTCTTGACGCACCTGCTTGGAAGTTGGTTAGGTTTGCTGATCTTGTACATCCTGTCAATTCGTTTGTAGTCGAGTTAGTACCAGTGTAACTAATAAGTTCGTTATCAATATACACAGTTCCTGATTTTGGTAAAAATGCAACATCCTCTACAGGAATAGTTGTCACTACATCGTCAATATCTGCTGTTAGTTTTGTATTCTGTCCTTCATTCGTAATTTCGTAACGCACAGGCAAGTTACCTGAACGCATAAACGCTTCTGTGTTAACGTTTGAGTTTCTAATTCTGTGTGCGTAAATAAAGTTACCTTCGGCACCACGAACCATATAATCAATGAAACCAGCACCATACCATGAGTATTCAATTCCGATCATCTGCATCTTACTGTACACAAAATTGTAACCACTTGGTCCGGTACCATCTAATGGGTCTCTATTAAACTCACTTTGCTTAACTTTAGTATCCGAGATTAAACAAACTTTTGTACCTGTTACAGAATTAATACCACGATAGTCTGGTGTAACTGTCATTGTAGTTTGATCTATTACATGACTTACAACATGTGTCATTCCTCGAATAACAATTCTATCCCCTGCTTTTAGTTGATCTCTAAATCTTGTGTTTACACCAGTTACTGTGTTTTGATCAGGGACAATATTAATGCTTCCTGCAAGTTGTTTTGTTGCTGTACGCAAACATGCATACAAGTTAGTGCCATCATATTCCCAGTAAATACCGTTTTGGTCGTCAAATACACCTGAGCGTACTGTAGCACCGTGCCATTTAAATGTTGACATTTGTGCGCCGAAACTTAGTACCGCACTTGTTCCACCCAATCTATGCACTGCTGTAACTTCAAATACACGTTCACTAATAACATCACTTACAGTATATGTGCCATTATAACCTTCAGTTTCAACACCGATTAATTGTATTTGCGCACCAATTTGTAATCCATGATCATTATCGTCACAGGTTACAGTAATTGTACTACCTACCTCAATTCCGTCTGAAGTTACATCACGTAGATCATAACTTGGAGCAAATAGCGCACCAGTAGTATACATAATACCTTTACCTGACTGGTAACGAATGTACTTCTTACTTTGACGAATTGCTTGCGCACCGTGCTGTGGTCCACCTGTGCCTAACTGTACACCGCCATCAAATGGTCTGTGTGTAAAGAACGAATCTGGTCTTGGATAAACAGATCCAACAATAGTATCTGTACTTGTATCAATTGCGCCTGCCGCTCTTGCTGTAAATGTTAAACTGTTAATAGTAGGAATGGAAGTTGCTAAGAAACTTCCTGCCGCTAGATTGTGGTTATTACTGCCTCCCGCTTCAGCATCATCTGTCTGCACCGTAGTAATAAATGTATCACCTGGTACCAATCCGTGTGGTGTAGCGAATGTAATTAAAAGTGTAGCCAATGCAGAGAATGAAATATCTAATGTAGTTGTCAACGAAGCATTAGTTAGTGTATCCATAGTAAATGTTGAATACAAATCTAAACTATCGCCTGCATATGCATCTCCTGTAAATGTTACACTTGTAATACTGCCTAAACTATCAGTTGTTGCAACTGTAATTGTTAAGTCGTGTGTTACTGTTTGCCCGCCGAGATTTTCTCCGCCGATTTTAATTTTATTTCCAGGAGCATAATCTTGACCGGGTGCATTTAAGTTAACTG